CTTGACGGTCATGCCATTACCCAAATCAAGCACGGCGTTCTCATCGATTTCATGGCTCTCAGGTGTGATCTTGCCATTCTTCAAATCAATAAGATCCTTGATCTTCACGCGTACACCATTGGCAATCTCAATCAAGCTGTCGATTGAAAAACCTTTTTTCTCGTCTTTCTTACCGATAATTTTAAAAGTCATGTTATCCTCCCGGGTTAGTAAATCTTGACGCTCTGTGATTCATCAAAAATTTTGATCGCCTCAACCGCCTTATGGACCTCTAAATATCTTTTTTCGTTATACAGCACCGCCTCCTGCTGATTAACGACCATCAAACAATCCTCATACCGAGGATTCTGCACCAGCGCTAAATGTTCACCCTCACCTGAAATGATCTCTCCATCATACGGGATATTGTGGTACGTCGCGCCTCCGTCAGTTTTCTTTGCTTTATAGAAGCACGAAACTCCCCATCCCTCAGCCATTTTTTGATGGCCCTTGTCATGTGTGATAAGAAAGTCGACATAGTACCAACCATCAGATGGATTAAAAGTGATGTTCGTAATATACCCGACCGCGACATCAATAAAATTCCCCGGATCAACCTCTTGATGCTTGATAATAACGGGCTTGCCAATGAAAGAAGGAATAAACTTATCAATTGTTTCTTTTGAAAGCAGCAAGGTGCCGAAGCCAGAGTCTGTATAGTCAACAAGACCCTGTTCCAAAAACTTACGAGTATATAATTGAGGCCAGCTGCGTTCATTCTTAAGTGCGGATTCGTCATATAGTTTGAGCGTTTGGCTCATAAATAAAAAACCCATGAAACATTATCTGTCTCATGGGTCCTTGTTGGAGTGTCCACGAACTGCGGTGTTACGGCGCTTCTTTGTGAATTTTATTCTTTAACGCATAACGCTTTTTTTCGATCTTCTCGGTCGATCCAACCTCACCCTGATACAGATCAAAAACAATGCGCCCGGTGAAATTGGGGAATTCCTGTTCAATAACTAATTTAAGTTTAATCATATTTTCAGGCATATGTCAAAAGGAATCTGATAAATCTTTTTTTGTCAATTATACTGAAGTTCTACTCGACTATAGGAATTGCCACACAACGACAATTAAAATCCTCGCCCGGATGATTGCGCGCGTCTGTATGTTGATCAGTTATCGGCGGATGATCCCAGTCAAATATTTTTTCATTAAGCTCACGATGATCATGCCGTACGCGTTGATCATGTGACGTAGACCACCGATACCTCATCAACCCAACCTCCTTATAACGTGTTTCTCTGTACTTTGATACAAGTAAACTGCCCTCTTGTTTTGCTAAAAATAAAGCCTTACGCTCAGCCACGCCATACTCCGCCATCAGCACATCACGCATATGATCAGCCCTATACCCAACAGCCACTGCCTCCTCAACACGCCCACGCAATTTAATAATGTCATCGGCATACCAATCCTGAATATACTTATTCATGTTATAAGTATAATCCTCCGCGATCGTCTCGCGCATGCGTGGAGTGACATCCATCGGTACGGCCAGATTCTTTGGAATACTCGTTGAAAACTGTTTATGGAGATCGATGAACATCGAATCAAGACGACCCACGATTTCTTTATAATGAATCTGAGGTGCGGTGTTCATCTTATTTAAAGCATCACGCAAAGCATCCTGCTGCGCCTTGAATTTGGATGATGACTCACTAATTGACGCCCTGATGTTCATCGGAAGATCAGATATCTTAATGAAATACGTTTTATCGAGTGAATTGAAATTGGCACCGTAGGACCGAAGCTCACGGCCGATCGCGGCATTGAACGTGCCATAGAATTTGTTATCATTAAACCAGATGATTCCGGCCATAAGGGCACTGATCACTGAACTGCGGTCAAGTGCATTGGAAAGAGAAGTATGGCTAGCCGGGCGACCGAGGATGTTGAACAACGGCTCAAACATCGCTGAATACATTTGAGCCGCGATATACTTAAAGATCGGTTCGCTGTACGAGTCGTGATCTTTGATGGGTCGAAGTTCGGTCACAAAATTTATGATCCTTCTGATCGTCCAATGCTTTTCGCGTAACGTTTTAATCCTGTGCTTAACTGGGACCAATCACCTTCAACTGTATTAATCAATATTTCTAAAGCCTTTGCCTCTGACATACCATTAGCAGTCATGCGGTCAAATTCACGTTGCTCATATAAATCCAAATTAACTTTAGGTGCATTTTCCAATCCAGTCCCGGAACAATTCGGACATTTCTTGTCGTGCAAATACCCAGTACCAGAACAAATGGCTCATTCTTCTTTAGGTGCATTACACACCGGGCACGGCGTCCCGACCAATGGCAATATGCCGTTGCCGAGGCAGTGGGTACAATTCATAAAACTCCCCGGACTTGTCCCTGCATCCTTCTTCCACGGCGCCGGTGCATTAGGACCATTCTTCTCAACGGTATCAACGATCTTCTCAGCCTGTTGACGCGCGATATCTGGATAACGATCCATGATAGTTTTGATAATAACATCGCGGCTTTTGCCAGCCTTCATATCGGCATCGATATTATAATTGCCGTATGAATTAGCCAAATCAATATCATACCCGCCACACCCCGGACATTTTGTATCAGCTGTCGGATTTGATTTGCTGAATATTTTGCCGCACTCCTGACATTCAAGTTTGGCATTGGCCATCTTATCCGGCCCATCCTCAACAACCTTGACCCATCCCTCTTGGCCTTCGCGTGTATCGTCAACAGAATTCCCAAATTTATATCCTAATTTATTCATAGCAACCCAATTCTCTAAAACATCTTGAGTAGATCCACCGATTTGATTTAATGGTCCAAATTCTTCAGAAGATCCTGTTTGCTTACATGCCTTAATTTTTTCTTCCTCAGACATCTTGGCCCATGCAGCATTTAATTCTGATTTAGAGGGATACGCAACGGAATTACTCAAATCTCCCTCACGCATTGTATCTGTAGTCCCATTTGGATATTTAACTTGATAATATCCTTCTTCATATTCCTCAACAATAGTACATTGTTGTCCGTAAAAATCTTTTACTTTATCACCTTTGTTATACGTAGCTCCGGGGCCATTCTTTAACCCCGCCATCCGCCGTCCCTCTGAAATTATTTTGTCATTTAGCATCGTTATTCTCCTTTTTCATTTTTCTAATTTCATCGCAACGCCGAATCTCGCACATGTCCACATGCACTATAAATACATTACGGCCGTCATGACCTGTGCCACGGTCCTCAACCCATTGGCCGCAGTAACCGCACCATTTACCGACAGTAATCATGCTCATTGGGTCCCCTTTGCCTTCTTCCCATCAGATCCGCTTTCCTTGGCACCACCACCGCCCTGCTTACCAAACGCCACAGCCTCCTCAGCCCGGCCCATCGGCAACGCCTCACGCAAACCCTTACCAACCTCAGTCTCCATGGTGAAAATACCCTCCTGCTTCAAAGCTGCATACAACTCCTCGCCCGTCATAAGATCAGACTGGAACAACTGAATGAATCGCGCTTGCTTAGAAGTGCGGACCGCCTCCTGATCAACCTCGCCTAAAACACGCAACGGCATAAACTCGATGATCAGATCCTCAGGCTCGAAACCGAACAAATGCCGACATGTAAGTTTAATCACCGGGTACAGCATGTCAAGTGCTGGTTCGCGTATTTCGCTCTCGATCATGGCGTTGTAATTCTCGATATCGTCCTCACCAGAGTTGAACCCTGAAGCACTCATCCCAAATAACTTTGTCATCGGAATACGCAGAGCTGCAGCAATCCCCATACGGAGTTGTTGCATAATCTCCCCAAACCCAGAGAACGAAATCTGTCTTTGTTCCCATTCGTCCTCCTTGTCCATCAAAATAGCCTTGTGATAATTCTTTCCCATATTCGCATAGAACAAACGCTGATTGACCAGATTATGTGCCATGTCAGACAAAATGGTATCGTTGAATCCCATCAATCGCCACACATCGATCTTAGCCTCATCGAGTAATTGGAACAAAACCTGCTGCGCCTTGACGTACATATTGATGTCCCTGATCATACGCTCAAGTGCAGACATGCCCCAGCCCTGCAAACGCGGCCGCAAGAACGACGGCGCCTCAATACCAATGACGCGAAGCACGCGGTCCTTGTTCAACGGCTGGCCATAATAATTATAAGGAAACTCAACCTCATTAAGCATAAGCACATTTAAAATCAGCTCCCATCGATCGGCCGCAACAAACTCAAGAGGGAGATCAGGATAATCGACATACCTGTAGTTTAACGGTGTCAGTGGGTCCTGTGCGGTATTGATTATAAGTCCTGCTCCCCCATAAAGCCTCGCCCAACGAAATGTGTCCATGATCTCATGCAGCGTCTTGGTAGTACGTAAATGATTTTTAAGCTTGCTTAGATCATCCTCATCCAATAACTCAGACTGAATTTTAAGGCCACCACGGAAAGCATCAAGGACCGGCATGTCGATGGCCGTCTGCAGCACGCCATGCGTCATATACGCCTGTGTGGTCAACACACGGTTCATGGTAATCAACGGGGCATAGTTGCTCGAATACGCCAACGTGCTGACCTGTGACAGCGGCGCGCCACCGCCATACGAGCCAACAGTATCGAATATGCCTGACAGCATTTCATTTCCAGTATCGTTATTGCCATTGCTTAAATTGAGATATCGTTCAAGGCCACTGCCATTAAACGGACCAGTGGCATTGCTCATGCGGTTCTTGCCTGCGGATTTCCTGCCTCTTGGTTTTGAATTGATCGGTAATCCTTTCAAGTCGACAATTTGGCTCATAGTCTTTTTAAAACCTCGAAAGATGATGTTTTGTGTTTGATATAACGCCAGATCGCATACCTGCTATCATCACACGCATGATTATCCTTGTCTATTGGAATTGGTAAAATATTCTCGGTTATCTTGTCTCTTTTCCATTTGTAATTAAGGTAGTCATGCTTGGCGCCAATGCATGACTTATGAATGACGATCCTATTAAATCCACGCAAGAACGTGATGCCATCATCAACCGAGCCCTCGCCCTTCTCAGCACCAACGATCCTGAATCCCTTACTCTTTAAATAACTGATCGTATCAGGTCGTGATGAATCAGCGCCAATCTCAAATCGTTTAACATTGGGCACCTTTGAAAGAACAATCGGCATCTCCTCAAGCTCAATGCCACGGCCATAAACTTCATTAAAAATATAGAGGTCTTTTAAACCATTACCCGCGTCTTTGATAAAATACTGATGAAAACTTAACGGATCCTCGGCATACCCAAAATCAAGTCCTTGGTAAATCTGAGCATTAGGCGGTACCTCAAAATCCTGATCAAAAACACATTTCTCTCTGAATATAACATCAACCGCAAATCCCCGGCACTGGCCCTCCCAGATCCATTGATACGATTCAGGATCAG